TGTATGCTATGCACAAGTTTGCATACTATACTATTGAACCTAACAATTTCGAACCAAACCAAAACAAACCAAATCAAACAAATCAAGACCATTTCAAACATGAACGAATCTCAGCGTCAGCAGATGCTGAGTACTGCGTTGTCCGATAAGCATTCTGCTATGTATCAGGGCATGATGAAGGTGTTGGAGGATTGTCAGGCTGCAGAGAGGCGGGCGAGGCTTAACCAGCCCTATGTTGTTGTGCCATTTTACATTGATGAGCATGACACGTTGGCGTTGGAGTCCCAATTCAATGTTTCGTTGAAGATCAAAGGAGGAGTGAATCGTGCCAGTTCCACCGCTCGGGTTAGCGGCATGATTTTCTTGCTTGAGGCGGCGTTGCTTGAGCACGCGAGTGGGTGTGCGAGGAACGTGTTGCTTGTTGACGGTGACGTCATGAGCGTTGCTGCTCTGGGGATAGAGGGCAGAATTGTTGAGAGAACTCATGCGACTCCCAGGCTTGCTACTGGGTATTTTCTTGAGGATGAGCAGTTGAGGCGTTACATGACAGCTCGTGCTGGGAGTGTCAACGCTGTTGCCGATGTTGTGAATCGGGAGCAGACTGCTGGAGGTGGTGAGCATTTTTGGCCACGCGTCAGGATTGATGGACCGCGCGTTGACTCAATCATTGTCAATCATTTCAAGACTCCTGTGGGACCAAAGCAGTTGGCTTGGTTGGCTTACAAGAGAGGTGCTGTGGTGTACGGTTGCATTCCGTTTCAATACGACATGCTTACCAAGGACATCGGAGAGTTGGAGTGTTTTCCAGGCCAGTTCTACATTGACAGAGCGGCTGATGTCATTACGTTGATTCCACGAGCTGATGCGACAATGTCTTTGTCTCATCCATACTCGAGTTGGTTGGAGATCGTGATGAACAATTCCGTCACTGTTGACGGTCGTGAATTTTTGTGCGAGAAGTACAATTCTTTGCCTGGTGTGTTGTACTACACATTGAACCCCATTGGAATGGGTTTCGAGGCGCCTGAGTCGTTGCGGACTCATTACTTCGATCGGAGTTCTGTGGGCATCACAGAAATTCGATTTCCACGCGTGAAATTGTCGTCAGAAGGTGTTCCCGTTGGTTGGGAAAGAGGTGTTGCAAGGATTTTGACGTCCAGGAACGAGAAGGTTATGTCTCGTTTGATGTGCAGCGCGAATGCGATTGTCACTCCCACTGAAGCTTTCACTGCTTTGATGGATTACAACAACACAGTCGTCAGTTCACTTGACACTGTCAAGGTTGCGGATCGGATGTCCGTTGCTGAGGAGGAGGATGTTGCTTTGGGTCTGGCTTTGCACGTCAATTGGACACGACATGCTGCAAAGGGGACTTTTTCCACGCTGTTGAAGGCAATCAAGATGCGGTATGATGTGCAAGGTACTGCGCTTTACAAGTTTGCGTTCATTGCTTTGTCAGCATGGTGGTCAAGACCACGTGTCGATGATATTCTTGAGGATGGCGAGTTGCCCGTCCCGAAGGTTGTCGATTGGTGTGGAAATGATTTTTCTGTTGTCATGAAGGATGCTGATCCTTGGATTGAGATCGTTCAAGTCGCTGGTTTGGCACAGGACGTTGCCAGCCGTTGCTATCCATGGTTTCCCATGGCTCCAGGAGGTGGAGGCAGGAAGTGGTATGAGAGTTTGTTGCAGAAGGCAAAGAAGGCTGTCAGTTGCTTGGATGCGGAGAAGTCTCAAGAGAGATCCGATCCAGTTGTTTTGACGCGTCAAGTTACGACGAGCACAATCAGTACCGTGCCGAGATCACATGGAAATTGGAATCGTCCTGGTGCAACAACTTCGAGTGTTACATTGGTTGATGAGACTGAGAGCATTGTGTCTAGGGCGCCACATGATTTGACGTCGCTGAAGATGCTGTTGATGAAGAAGATGCAACATGATCAGGGGGCTGTTGATGAGCGAGTTCCAGATGGAGAGAGATTGGTGAGGCAAAGCATCATGAATTATGGTGTGTCGGCTGTTCCTGTTGTGGATGTTGATCCCACGTCTGCCATTCGAGATGACATTCTCATGTGCAATAGAGGTGTGTTTGATCGCGACGTTGTCACTACCGGCTACAGAATTGCTGAGGTTGACATTGATAAGCATGGTGAGGGAAATTTTTCCATCAACGATGCGAAGCGTGATGTTCCGAAGCAGAGATGGGTTCGAAGACCGAAGGTTGACGCTGGCGTTGAGGGTAAGCGTGTTTCTTCTTCCGCTGCGTTGATGGGTGCTTTGTATAAGCGCAACATTGGTGTTCCGTCCAATCGGGGTTCAGTTGATCTTAACTTTGTTCCAGGGATGGCTGTGGAGAAGATCATTCAGGTGTGTTATCGCGAAGATTGGAAGCAGATTTTGGAGAAGCATTTGAATGCTGGAATGTGGGAGGCCAATTTTGCTGATATCGAGGATTTCGTTGGGAACATTGACGAGAAGAAGGTTCGCAAGTTGCTGGAAGAGTTCTTTTTGGAGGGTGAGGTTTCTCTTGACCGTTGGATGTTGATGGCGAAGGGCAAGATAAAGACATCTCGTGATCCTGAAGGTGCTCAGAAGATTGATCATTCTCAGACGATCATGTATCTTGAGAACAGCAGTACCAATGCAATGTATTCTGCGATGACTCGTAGGTTCAAGGAGTGCGTTGATGAGTGCATGCGGCCTGAAGTTGCTTTGAATCCGCAGAGAAGTGATGAGGAGCATGAGGAGTGGTACAATTCGTTGGAGTCTGGGAGACGTTCGCATCAGAAGACGTACAGCTATGCAGCTGACATCAAGTGCTACGATCGTTCGCAGGAACACGTTGCTTTGAGAACTGATCTTGAGTTTTACCGGCGTCATGGATTGTCGAAGGAGCGTTTGGCGGTGTGGGAGCAAACTCACGGTCCGAAGCGTGCCGTTGCCATGATGTATGGCATTGTGTTGACGATGACTTTGGGCGGTGTTTCCGGGTTGTGGAAGACGCTGTTGAGAAATGGAATTGTCAATTTGGCTGCGTTGATTGTTTCGGCTGATTTGAGACGCGAGGATGTTGTGATGATTGATATCAAGGGTGATGATCTTGATGCGGAGTTTTCACGTCCTGTGAAAGTTGAGACGGCTGTTGAGCGGATGAGTTTGACGTTCAATTTGAGTGCGAAGTTTTTCACCAGTGATGTTCGTTACATGTGCAAGATGTTTCGGATTCGTTTGCATGGAAGGTGGTACTTTGTCGCAGATCCTTGGGCTAGGGTGCAGAGTTTGTGCACGCCGTTGTGGATTGGAAATCAAGAAGAGAATCTTGATGAGAGATGGGTGTCGTTGCGTTCTGATTTGCGTCATTACGACAATGGATTGCTTGTCGATGCTGTTGCTGAGGCTGCTCAGCAATTTTACGAGTTGGAGAGGCCATTGTATGGCATGGCTCGTGGCTTGTCTGCTATCGCGGCTGACAAGTATAAGTACATCAACTTTTTTGAGCATCCAACGCAAGTTGGTTGATCAAAGGTGATGAGTTGAAGTGGAAGGATTAGGTAGCATTGTCCGAATTAATTAGGTAAACAACATGATTGTTGGTCAACTTTTTGATGAAAAATGTAACATAGTTTCTCGTAGCTACAAATACGAGTCTTATGATTGTGACTTTTGGTGGTTATAAGGAGTTGTCTAAGGCTTTTGCCGATAGTTCGTATGGAATTTTTGAA